CCCATTCAGGGCGTCGGGTGTTGAAAACAACTTCTTCCAGTTCTTGCTTGGTTGCCATATCAAACCAATCTTTCTGAGAGCCACCGCCCCCGTTGTAGTATTGCATTGCGCGGCGCGTCATCTCGCCCTTACTCCACGTGCCAGAGCACTCAGTAGAGAACCAATCACGGTGCTCAGTAAGCGGGATAATGCGCCCTTGCTCGCGCCAAATATCAGCGATACGCTCAGCCACAGTATTCATGTCACCCTCAGACATGCGCGGGTTACACTCAAGCGTGATACTCTGCGCGTTACCCTTAGCATTCCCGTTAGCCCAAGCTGCTGCGGAATGATCCACAATACAGCCCACGATACCATCAGAGATAACCTCATGAGCACTCGTACCAACAGTAGGCGAATCACAGAAGAAATCCATAACCTGCTCCCAGGTCTGCCCCCATTCTGGTTTACCCCACCAATGCAGGGTAATATTCGTGATAACACGCGGGTACCCGAAAGTAGCCTGCACCAAATGATTAGGCGTAAAATTCCGTGCGTCACGGTCAGTAACATACTTATAAGCCACTACTAGCCTCCTCTCTTAGCGGCACGCACAACCGGCAAAACGCCAGTTTGCGCCAATAATATGTTATCAACCCTTTCGCGCTCATGCCGCATCTCGTTTCGCACACCCTCAAGGTGCGTTCTCAGCTGAGAATTTTCAGCCATACTAGAACGTATAGCCTCACTCATCTCGCGCTGTTTCTCGCCCTGACGTGACTGCTCAGCCAGAATCAAATCTAGACGGTCTCGCATATCGTCCATATCATCACGCAAATTAGTCCCGTGATCGTTTTTTACCTGGTGCTTAGCTATCTCAACGTCCTGACTCACGACGTGCACCTTCTCGCCAACGTGGCTTACTTGCTCGGATAGCGTAGAAAGCTTGCTGCTAACAGTCTTATACACGAATATGCCTGTTGCTGCTGAGATAGCAACAGCGGCAGACATTATTATTATGGCATCCACCATAGGATGCCCAGTCTTAGGTAATTCAATGTTCACCCATATTCCCCCTTTTTTTTGTCGCCTGAATTATACCGCTAAAACATTGGAATACTTGAATAAAAAACTGCACCCACGCTAAACATATAGTGCAGGTGCAGTAATGTATTGGCTACCGCTTAGAGTATTCGTCTATCGCATCTCTAATACAGCGAGCCATTGTAGACCTAGCAGAGTTAGTAGGATGCACTAGATGCTTTTCCTGTTCCTCTAGAACAGTCTTTCCAGGCTGAGACATGAACCCAGGCTTCACTGTGATGCCATTACCCTCAAACGTCTCAGGTGCGCGGCTGCGATAATCCACATAAACGTCAGCACCAACCGACTGTAGATTATCCGCATTGCGCATGAACTCATCGTACCTAGACATTGCCTCGTTTCCAGCAATAACCTGCGAATCTGGTTCACCAAACGGCGACTGTGTAGGAAATGTGCCGCCCAACACAACATAATCCCAGTACGCGCCGTGTTTCTTGAACGTATCCCACTGGATCATGGCAATGCAGTTACGGGTGAGCCTAATTAGCTCCTGCTCATCCGTGATAGTGCGCCCAAGGTTGAATGTAGTGTTGCGAGTCTCACCAACCATGAGAACATTTAGCTTACCAGGCTTGAATGCATTAACGGCGTTCTGTGACGTAACCGCCATCATGGGCCATGTAATACCAGGGACACTAAAGTTTACTGGCGACATACCCTTACTTGCGAAAAACTCTTTGAGCGGCGGCACATCCTGGATACCTTCATACGCCCACTTCGCGTAATACGAGTTACAGAAGAACACCATATTAGTGTCCGAATCCAGGGTGAACTTGCGGCGCGCAACAGGTTTACCCGCCGGGGCGGGCGCGGGAACCACAGTAGGTACAGTCCCCGCGCTGCCACTAGCCAATAAAGCCAGAAGCATACTCATTACTCTTATGCCCCCTCGAAGTAGACACCAGTAATCTCACCCCAGGTACCACCATAAAGCTCAATACCAGCATCCGCCTTGATCGAATTATAAGTGAACCAGTGGATACGCTCACGCGAACCATCCGCACGAACAACTGACATGATAATCAAATCACCCGAACGCTTCACCTCAAGCCCCTTATCCCCAGGCTTCACGTCACGCTTTTCAACACCCTGGTTCGGGTTATTTATCCAGCGCGGATCATACGTAAACCCAAACGCAAGAACATACTCGCGACCACTGCCATCAGCCTTAGGTGCAGTAGAAACACCGTGCTTAGCGATAGTCAATGCTGAACGCTCCCACACAGCGTTCTCTCTGTCAGAGTTCTCAGCCTTCGGACCTTCACCAGTCCACGAAACCAGCGTGTACGCGCCATCCTTCTTAAAAATGTTTCCTGGGGAAGCCAGGTACTGCCCAAGTATCTTGATGTTGTTGGGCGGTCCGAGAGGTTCACCAGTCTTATGCGACACGGGGTACTCGAATGATTTAGCTTTACCATCTGGTGTTTTCAGACCTGGTGCGTAGAAGTACTCACGCAGCACGCCAGAGCTAGAGTTGTTGTCCTTCCATCCGCCATGCGCATAGGTGAATACCCACTGGATCGGTTTCTCTGCTGATGGGATGTTAGCGACCTGGTAGCCGAGCTGAGTCCACGCAGAATGCTGGTCCCCCTTCACGGTGCGAACCTGGATAATACCAGACTGCCCAGACTGAACCGTGAACACATGCCCAGGCTGAGCCGTGGCGGGCGAAGACCCGTCAATAGCTATCTGGTAGCCGGTAGCATCAGGTACTGTATCCCAAGTCACTGTCAGGTTAGTGCCATTCACAGATACACGCAGGTTAGTGGGTGCATCAGGTGCGCCCACAGGTGTTGCAGGTGCAGGAGCAACCGGGGCAGGCTGAGCGGGTGTAGCATTGCCAGGATTAGGTGCAGCCACAGCACCAGGCACATACCCGTAAACCTGCTCGCCAGCACGAACAAGAATCACCAAACCATACGACGGAGCCACATTCCCTGCGGTCTGCCACAGAACGCCCACCGGGTGAACAGCACCACCCTGCAGGAAGAAACCAGCAACATCCGTACCCTCAGGAAGCGAATACGCACGATTATTCACAACCTGCACAGTCTCCAACTGAGAAACACGCTGCTCAAACGGCAGAACGCCTTTCACCCATGATTTCGTATCCTGAACAACCCAATCAGAGGGCGCATAATCGTAAGGGTTTTCTTCTGGTTCATCCTCGCTACCTGAACCTACACGGAAAGTCTGATCTGTTGCGTACAGGTGCCCAATGTTGAACTTCTCAGCGGTCGCAAACACGGCACCGATATTGTCTTTAGTGACACCATGAATAACATGCCAGAACCGCCACGCTGGCATAGTCTTATAGTGGTCTGGGTGAATAAACTTAGTTTCAGGGTCAATATATTTCGACGCGGACGACTCATAGGTGATAGCAACATCACATGCATCCATCATCTCAGGCACGGTATTAGAACCAGGATTAATAACAATCAATACATCCTGACCTAGTTCCTGCTTTAGGCGCAAATAAAGGCGCTTGTACCAGGGGACAACTTTCTTCTGACTATCAGACCAACCGTTAGGTGCCTCGTCAATAAAAATTGCAACCTTTTTGATCTTATCTTCGCCCTTGTACCATGCAACAATATTCTTTGCCTGCTGCACGATCCTATCGGATGTTGCACGCTCGACCTTATCCATTGTCACGTTCAGATTTTTGCGAACTTCTTCACGATACGCAGCGTCCGCCTCCTCTGCCATAGCACCGAAACGTGACGACAGATAGAATGCACACCATTTCGCGCCAGCAGCCTCAGCGAGCATACCCTGCTTCAGAAAGTTATCGTCTACAGCATCTCCCCATTCACCAGATGCCTTATCCAAAACAACGATGCCGAGGGAAGACCCAGTATTGAGGAGCTTACGCCACTCAGAGCCTTTCTGTGTGTTTTCATTCCAGAAATCAGGCCACCAGTACGACGTAGCAGATATATTCCGGTCAGCAAACCCGTAATTCTTATCGCCCACACCAAGCTCACGCACAGTATTAGCGACAATATTAGGTATTTTTGCATTATAATCACGGGCTATATCAGTCTTAGCGGCATCGATCTTACTGTCAATCGTCTGATCTACAGAACCCAGCGTCTCAGACACAATATTAGTCCGCGCCTGCTCGATACCTTCACTGACTTTCGTGTCAATAGTGCCACTAACAGACTCAGTAGCAGCCTTGACAATGTCACCCTTAGCTTGCGTGATACCCTCGCTAATCTTCTCGGGTAGGGCACTAGTAACAGCATCGGTTGCCGCCTGCACTATAGCAGGCTTAGCAGACTCAATCTTAGAATCAATCTTGCCATCGACCGTAGCGCCAACTGAGCTAACTACCTCGTCCTTGATAGACGCGGATTTTTCTGTAATTACAGAAGAAACCTTCGCCTCAATCGTAGGGGTCACACGCTCATCAATCTGCCGCGTAATCTCACTACCAGCCGCAGCCTGCACCGCTGTAGGCAGCTTCTCATTCAGCTGCGACTCAACAACAGTAGCCGTCTGAGACTGAATCATCCCAGGAACAGTAGCCTGAATACGCTCGTCAGCCACAGCACCAGCGTGCTCACGCACACCAGACTGAACAGCTGCCGGGATAGTCGTAGACACCACAGGTGCGATAGCTTCAGCCACAGCAGACTGCACGCTATCCTTCGCAGCCTGCACGGCCTCAGACTTAACAGCCGCAACCTTCTCAGTTGCAACTTGTTCTGCTGCCTGCGTAGCAACAGACCTAATCTCAGTCTTCGCCTCGGTCACCTTCTCGGTAGCCACCTGTTCAGCAGCCGCACGGGCAGACGCAAGCGGGAGACCCGTAAGCGCCCCATTCTCGTCAGCAATCACCAGCCGATTCAAACCATTTATAGCCATAATTAGACCTCCTCAATCCTAGCAGTGCCGTCACCATTATCTACCACCCGGTAGTCACGCGGCGACCCGCCACCACCAGTCTCAACATTACGCACATTACCGCGACGGTACGGTGCGGCGAAAATCTCCGCAATATCCAAAGCGTCACCCGCCTGCACAGTGAACACGACAGGGTCACGCGGGATAACACCACCATCAGTATAGAGACGCGCGTGTGCCTCCCACGACCACCAAGCCGGGGCATCCTGCCCACCCTCAGGTGCAAGCAGGCGGATATCCCGCTCGCCCTCATACGACAGGTACCCGCTAGAATCTAACTCAGCAGTCACTTCAACAGGAAGAGCTGTCGCAGACCCGGACACCACCAGGCTAGTAGGACGAAAAATAATCTTCCCTCGCAGCGGGCGGGCATTCCCGCCAACAGGTGCGGCAGGGTTCAAGAACCTGCCGCGAATAGTCGCATAACCCATGCACTATCTCCATTCATTAGTAGACACGACAAGTTAGCCGTGTTTGGTTATCAGCTGGGGCGTGAGTAACCCCAGTAATAATGACGTTCAAATTGCCGCCACTAGGTAGCTCAACTGTATATGTCTCACCTATTTTAATATCCGGGCGGAAGAAAATGGTAAGACTAGGAATCTGAATCTGCGACTTCGCCATAGTAGCTATATCCTGCGCTATCTTATGCGCATTATTCTGAGTGTCACCCCAGCAATTAATATCAAGCTCAAGGGCAGGCATCTTATCGGATATGGGTAGCTCGAAGCGTGCAGTGTTCCTATTCTTGCTAAAGTCAATCTTTAGCCCGCCACGAATAATAGGTGTAGGTTTGCCAGACAAATCCTCCAGCATGCCGCGCGCCTCACGCTGCGTAGGAAATCTAGCCTGAATCGCATTCGTTCGACTTGTATTCACCTCGTGTAGTACCCACTGCCAAGGCGTAATATCGTCAATATATGATTCAAACCCGGCTTCGGTAGCCCCACCTTCCCAGATATACTCGGTTACAGACCCGTGGTACATTTTTCGTAGATAGCTATCGTATTCAGGGTCTTTGCCGTTATCTGGGATTCCGTTTAAAGTGAACAGGTAAAAAAGACCAATATTTAGCTCTGTGTCTGTTTCAAACCATTCCTCAGTATCAGCAGGCGAGAACCAGGTCGTGCGGCGCTCTCCTGGATCAAGCGAACCACCAGAGCCTTGCCAAAAAACCACAGGCGCATCATTCCCTTTTGGTCCCATACGCGACCATTCCGCGATATTGTACGAGATGTTTACAGCTGATGCCAGTTTAGTAGAGTCCTGCGTAACATCACAGCTTATAACCTCGTCAGCATCAATACGCATAGTAGGTTTATTCTTTATGAGACGCGGAACATTCGCAATATTTAGCGTGCCGTCAGCGTCATGCCACATCATGCACGAAAAATACTCCGCGACCTCTTCGAGTACTTCCTTAGCTACACGTCCACGCACAGAACGGGTAAAGGTAAGAGCCATCGCATGATCGGGCGGCGCAACACGGGCAAGCGTGCGCTCCTGGAAAGGCAAATCACCATTAAGTAGAAGCACATCCGCGATATGCCCGCCCTGCGCCGCGTAAATCTCAACGGCGTACAGGGTTCCACCATCACGCAACCGAGTATCAGGCAGGCTACCAAGCGCATATTCTCCGTTTTCTTGGTCTACACGCCATTTATTGCCCTCGATTTTCAGCTCGAAACGTGCACCCGGTGCGAGCTTTATGGGCTTCTCGACAGTATCCAGGGCGATAGACCCATCAGCAAGGATGCCAAAGCGTACAGCGTCCCTATCTGAACCCTTCTCGCAATAAATATTGATCCAGGTATCACCAGACCGACCAAAGCTATTCTTGCCGCGCAAAATCAGTGGGCGACCCTTAGAATAAGTCTTGTTATGCCCGTTAGCCGTCTCATACGTTGCGTGCCCGCGCGTCAGATACGACGTGCCTTCACCAAAATAGAAGGCGAAGGATGGTTGCCCGGAATCACCCCATTTCGAGCCACCGGATGCGCCGATAAGCTGCCCATGCCCGCGCCGCCAATTACACATGAAAGACCCCTGCAGCGGGGCATAGAGAAGCACCTGCCTATTTTCGTCTACAGGCAGTTTAGACTTAGCGGCGGGTGAGTAGCCGCATTGCTCCAAAATATCCCAAATAAAATAGGACAGCGAAGCAGAAGGGTAGAAACGCCCGTTATCTGTGCGGCGGCGACCAGGCATAACATAGGCAAGCGGAAGAACCTCAACAACCTTAGACAGATTGTCGATATAGTCCACACACTCAGTCACCAACCCGCCAGTAGTGGAGTCTATCTTGTTAGATGACACACGCCCCGTAAAGACCTTACTGTAGTACTGCTTATTACTAGACGCGGGCGACTTATGCAGGAATATCTCAACCTTATCACCCAGATACGGGATACTGTACTTATCCGCAAAATTGGGGCGATCAGCAGAAACAGACTGACTCACAAAATCAGGTGTAGCACCCATCGGTATATCCCACGTGATAGTAGCACCCGAGTTAGAGAAGCCATCATTAGTCGCGAGCCTCCCCGCAGCATCCTTGGATGCTGACTGGTTGATAGTCACCTCGTGCATACCCTTATCCACGCCATCTATACGAACAGATGCGTTGATAACAGTGATGCCATTCTTCGCGATCTCGTTTTCTGTTTTTATTACTTGCGGTGGTGGGAAATCAGACCTCACTACACTACCTTTCCTCGTCCTGCCCCTACCTCAATGAATTTGCACTGGTACTCGTAGATCGGGGGTAACCCCTGCATGCCTCGTAGCTTTTGTGAAGACATCTCTGTTAGCGCAACGTTCTGTATGCATCTGCCAGGTGCCCACGGTTTCATATCCCGCCCAGTAGTCAAGCAGGGGTAACCAACGTCACCTTTTATTGCGGTTACGGAAATATGGATAGGGTTATTCTCAGGCACAAACCAAATCGACTTACGAGTCGGAAAAATACCATCAGCACCAGAACGCTCAAGAGTATAGGTCGCGTTCTTATTACCCGACATTAGCCAATGAATCTGAATGGAAGAGCCAGGAGATAGTACAGCACTGAAATTATATTCCTGCCTACCAAAAGGCATGGGCTGCTGCTCCACGATCCGCACCTGTGATTTTATCGTGTACAAGTCACGATAAAAAACAGTTTCATTATTCTCTTCAAAATCTCCACCCGCACGCACAGCACCACCATTGACGGACGCTGGCAGCATTATAGAATCACGCTCAGTCAGCAGGTTCTCAACCTGTGCTCCAGCAGGGAAGATAGTCATAGGATAGTAAGTGCTCAGGCTATTCACATCATATGCGGCATTCATGAGCATCATCTCGATCTTTTCACGATCTTTACCTGCTACACGGAACGTAGCTGAAAAATCCTTTAGAGCCTGCGGGCGACCATAGAAAGAAAACCTACGCGCACCAGTAGCAGACTGCTGTACCTGACGGTTAGCGAAAGAATAGTTCACCTGCTCTGTAGAGCCGCCGCGTACCTGCATAAAAGATGCTTGCTGCCCAATCATCATAGGGTACGAACTCAAGTCTCTTACCTCCGTGCCTGCAAAGTAGCTGAACGCATCGTGCCATAGAACTGTCGCCCATCAATATTCACCATAGGCCGCCAATTAGTCAGCGCCTCAACTATCTGATTATACAGGTCAGGCGCCTGTGTCGGTGCAATAAATTCGCGGCGACCCGAGACATGCCCGCCAGCAGAGAAGCCGCGCACAAAATCACCAGAGTTGATGCGCTCCAACAGTCCACGGTGCTTACGGGTAGCATCAGCATTCACAATAAACTCGCCAGAACGAACCATTAGCGGCACACCAGCATCAGTAACCGCAGGAACATTATCAGTCCACCTAGATAGCGGCTCACGCCCAGGGATAACACCGCCAGACGCAAAACCAGGCACCATACCACCATGCGCACGCCAACCACCACGCCGCCCGAGAGTCTTCTTCACAGAATCAACCATCTTACGTTCAAAAATCTGAGTGACAGTAGTAGTTTTCTGACGCGGGATACTATCCAAGTTGGCTTTATAGTTATTGATATTACTGTTAGCGACACCCGTCCGGGCGTTCGCAGTCGTATCAACCCTGCCAGGCACGCTATTAGCCTTATTCGCCAAAGCACCAAGCTGCCCGAACGCCTGCCCAGTATTAGCGTTAGCATTTGTATTAACTTGCCCGGGGATACTCATTGCCCTATTCCACAAGTCCCATAGAGCACCACTAGCCTCACCAGTATTAGCGTTAGCATTGATATTCACATCGCCGTTAGTCTCTTGACCTACCTCATGCAAATACTTGAGCTTACCAGTAGCCGCATCCACACCAAACACCTGCGTGCCTATAGTCACTTCACGCGGCATACGCTCAATATCATTATTCAACGAAGTCATCACACGCGCAGCCGTAGTATCCGCCCAAGTATTAATATCCACCCTATCCGGGATAGAGTAGATCGAGCGCACAAGATCGTCAGCCTGTTCAGAGGTAAATCCCATCTGATATGCCGACTGACGCAACGTATCAATCACACCGTGGATATGCGCCTTCACATCCTCATAGTCGCCACCCTGACGAGCCACAGCAGAAGAAGCCTGGATACCCTGCTGCGCCATGTCAACAAAAGCCGCGTTGAGCTTCTGCCCCGCTTTCGTGGTCTGATCGAAGGTACGGGTCTGCCCATCCCATGCAGCACTATTCTTGTTGATAGCGTCTTTCAGGTCGTCCATGGACTTGTAGTAGTCAGCCATGCTCTTAGTCGAGTCAGCGAAACCGCCACCGAGCATCTTCAAACCCTTGTCAAGGTCTTCAACCGCAGAGCCAGCACCCTCGACAAATTTAGCCATTTCCTGAGCCTCACCAGAAAGCCCCTTCATGGCGGCTGCACCCTCGTCGAGTGAGTTTTTCTGCACCTCAAGAGAGTGCTTCAACTCATCCTGCGCGCGGGCAGCCTCGGCAAGCTTGGGTGGATACTCGCCAAGCATGACCTGGTACTTCTCTTCATCAGTCAGAGACACGTTCAGGGATGATGCGTAGTTCTCGACGGCTTCTTTCAGCTTCGGGAACGCCTGCATATACTCCTGTGCAGTGTACTTCGCGCGCCCCTGTGCTTCGGATGCAGCATCGGTTTCACGAACAATCGACTGGAAGAACTTTTCGGCTTCTCCACGGTTCTCTGCGTATAGGCTCCCCAATGACTCGTCAAGGTTAGACACAGCTTCCTTGAGCGCGTCAGCACCCACCTTAGCTCCAGCTGTGTGTGAGACCCATTGAGAGAAGCCTTCCATTGCGTCACCAGCGTCAGCCTTCAAACGCACAAGCGCCTCACCCAGCCCGTTCACCTTAGGTACCTGGTCTTCCAAACCAAGGAAAGCCCATGTGGCTTTGCCGCCCATGTCTTTAAATTTCTGGTTTACCTGGTCTAGGTTGCCGCCAGTATTCTTCAAAGCACTATTCATACTGTCAAGTGATGGTGCCTTGTACTCTGTGTTCGCGGCGCTAACGAAGAGCACGATACCCTCAGCGGCGAGCGCAGCAGTACCAGCTATCTTGCCCAGGGTTGCGCCGAGCTTACCGAGCTTTGACCCGGATGCTGCGGCGGCGGCACCTTCAGTTGATGCGGCAAGCTCTCGCGTTGAAGCTGATGCGGTGCGGGCGGACACAGAGAATGAAGCAAGCGTAGCTTTCATGGTCTGGTATGCGGTGATGAATTTAGCTGCGGCTGCGACACCAAGCAACGCAACACCGGTGAGACCGACCACA